ACAAGTGGCGGTAACGTATAATGGCTATTACAACTTATGCAGAACTTCAAACAGCTATGGAGAACTTTCTAGCAAGGACTGACTTAACTGCCAGACTGCCAGAGTTTATCAGCATAGCAGAGGCTCGCATGAGTAGAGAGCTTGAGGCTCGTTCTCAGGAAAAACGTGCAACAGCCACACTGACAGGCGGTGATGCTTTTGTTTCACTGCCTACTGATTTACGTTCCATCCGTATGGTAAAGCTAAATACAACGCCGACTGAGGTTCTTGAGTATTACACCCCACAAATACTTAATGAACTATACTCAAGTGGTGGTTCTGGTAAGCCTCGTGCTTATACAATTATTGGTGGTGAGATTAAGTTTGCACCTACACCTGACAGTGCATACACAGCAGAAATTGTGTATATGGAAGGTGTGCCAGATTTATCTGATAGCAATACCACTAATATAATACTGACTCGTCATCCTGATGCTTACCTCTATGGCGCATTGGCGGCGGCTAGTGTATATCTTATGGATGACCAAAAGACACAGATGTATGAGTCTTTATTTACTCGTGCGATTGATGAAATCAAACGTGAAGAGCAAAGGGGCAAACACGCTGGCTCTGGTTTATTTATGAAGTCTGACTACGGAGAATTGACATGAGCGCAATGAGTGATTATTTAGAGAATGAAATTCTCGACCATGTATTAGGCACTGGTGCATATACAGCCCCATCTACTGTTTACATTGGACTTTCTACTGGTTCTTTTGGTGATGATAATAGTGGTACTGAATTATCTGGCAGTGGTTATGCAAGACAGTCTGCGGCTTTTGACGCTGCTGCTGGTGGAACAACCGATAACTCTGCTGCTATTGAGTTTCCTGCTGCTACTGGTAGCTGGGGAACAGTAAGCCATTTTGGAATCTTCGACGCTGCAAGTTCTGGTAATCTTTTGATACATGGTGCTTTCACATCAAGCAAAACGATTGCTACAGGTGACATTCTACGGATTGCTGCTGGCGACCTAGACGTAACTGCGGCTTAGTCCAATGGCTGAGATACTCGGCCCAACACTGGAGCAGCTAGATAATTGGGGTAGCATTGATGACCTCGATGCTTTTGGCTCTCTGGAAGACATGGACAACCTCAATCTTTTTGAGGCTACCTCTTCTGTGTCGGCTTCTGTATCAGCCACATCTAACAATCAGGTTACATTTGTTTTTGACGGAACTGCTGCAACGACGATTACAGTGGCAGGTGTTGCTATTCCTGTTCGTCAAGTTGGTTCTTCTGTTGACACAAGCGTTGCGGTTGTAGGTGATGCTGAAATTGTCAAAGAGGCGGCATCTTCTGTAGACATAGCGATTACTGAATCTGTTGATGCAGAGATTGTAAAAGAGATTGCAAGTGCTGTAGCGGCTGCATTTACAGTTACAGCAGATGGCATACGCATACAATCTGTTGATGCGTCTGTGACTGGCGCAGCTAGTGTTGCTGCTATAGCTCAGTTTATTGTGGCTATGAACGCTTCAGTAAATGTTGCGATTACTGAGTCTGGCAGTGCTATTAGAGTTTCTACTGTAAGTAGTGGCGTTGATATTTCTGCAAGTGCTACATCTGATGTAAACACGATACTTATTGCGGATGGTGCTGTAAGTATGGCTGTTACTGCTGATGGTGCTATGCAGTTTACTGCCAGTGGTGCTGGTTCAGTTAGCTGTGTTATAACAAGTGTTATAACAGGTGAGGTGCTTGGAGAGCTTTGGTCTATTGTTACTGAAGGAACAGAGACATGGGCTGAAACAACTGATGGTGGAGAGACATGGAGTGTTGTATCTGAGGGCAGTGAGACTTGGAGTGAGGTCGCTGCTGGCTCAGAAGTTTGGACAAATGTAAGTGAAGGTAGCGAGGTTTGGTATAGACAATGATTAGATTTGGCGAGTTTTTACCAGACCAGTCAGCTTTCAATAATGCTGGCACAACTGTAGCGACAAACGTAATTCCATCTTTGACGGGCTATGAGAGCTTTCAAGGATTGTCTGCAATTAGCGGTACTGCTGATAGCACAATTGTAGGTTTATTTGCTGCTCGTGACGATGATGGCAATACAGCATTATATGCTGCTGACAGGGCTAAGATTTACAAATTTGATACAGCCGATGGCTCACTAGATAACATTAGCAAGTCTGGTAATTACACAACTGGCACAGAGGATAAGGTGCGTTTTGTTCAGTATGGTGAAACTGTTGTTGCTACTAACTTTGCTGACCCCATACAAAAGATAACTGCTGCTGCCTCTGGTTTGTTTTCTGACCTAAGTGCGGATGCACCAAAGGCTAAGTATATCGCTGTTGTGCGTGACTTTGTGATGACTGGTTTTACGAACACAACTGCTGATGGCACTAAGCCATATCGCACACAGTGGTCTGCATTGGGTGATGCAACAAGTTGGGCGGTAAGTGCTACGACACAGGCTGACTTTCAGGACATTGATGACTTAGGCGACATTACTGGTTTGGTTGGCGGCGAGTATGCAACGATACTTTTAGAAAAGGGTATTGTTCGTGCATCATATATTGGCTCACCTTTGATATTTCAGTTTGACAAGGTTGAGTTGAACAGAGGTTGTAAAGTGCCAGGCAGTGTTGCCAATGTTGGACACGCTGTATTTTACTTAGCTGACGATGGCTTTTATATGTTTGATGGCAAGGAGTCTCGTCCGATTGGTGCAGAGAAAGTAAACAGATTTTTCTTGGAGGATTGGGATGGAGCTTATGCAAAGAATATGTCGTCTGCTGTTGACCCGTTACGACAAGTGGTTATCTGGTCTTATGCTAGTACATCGGCAACTAGTGGCGTACCTGACAGACTTATTATCTACAACTATGCGCTTGATAGGTGGTCAACGGCGAACATTGGGGTTGACCACTTGGCGGGTGTTTATACGGCTGGTTTTACTCTTGAGCAACTTGACGCTGCTTTTGGTAGCTTGGATGTCCTACCTGCTTCTCTCGATGGGGTGGTTTATCGTGGTGGTGAGTTTGTTTTTGCAGCCAGCAAAGACGACAAAATCCAAACTTTCACGGGTGATACGCTTGCGGCGATTGTTGAGACGGGCGAGTTTGAAGTTCGCAAGGGCAACAGAAGTCTCATTAGAAACGTCATTCCGTATGTTACGCTTCGTGAAAATGAGACTGGTGCTGTTACGGCGCAAATTGCGAGTCGTAATAGGCAGATAGACACATTCACGTTTGATTCTGCTTCTAGTTTAAATGAAGCTAACTTTATTCCTGTACGCTCTGAGGGGCGTTATCACAGGGTAAGGCTTAACTTGACTGGTGAGTGGAAGAAGACGCAAGGCATTGATATTGATGCAACGACCACGGGACGCAGATGACCAATCAGTACAGAAAGCTACCATACCAAGGCGGCTCTCCTCGTGAAATATCAGAGGTGGTAAACAACTGTGTTGAAGGTAAGTTAAACAGCACAGGTAGTTTTACAGTTACGGCTGGTACAACTACTACTAGCGTCACAGACAAACGTGTTGGTGCGGATAGCATTATACTTTTTACAGGTTTGGGTAATGATATCTCACATATACATCCGTTTGTATCAAGTCGCACAACTGGCAGTTTTGTTGCAGGTCATCAGAATCATGGTCACGATTTAGTTGTTGGCTATGTGGTCATAGGCTAGTGGTTTATTTATATTTTATTATTGTGTAGTATAGGGAAAACTTGAGGACGATATTATGGCAGAACCAGCAGGTGTAACCGAAACCATCACACGCACAGCCCCCGCACCATTTGCAGAACCATTCCTGCAATATGGTATGAGCGAGGCTCTGCGCCAATATCAGCAAGGTCCGTACCAGTATTACCCTGGTGAGACAGTAGTTGGCTTTGCACCGCAAACAGAACAAGCGTTGCGTATGAGAGAGCAACAGGCTCTAGCTGGCACTCCCGTTGGAACGGCTGCACAGCAATACGCAACAGACGTACTTGGTGGCACATTCCTTGGCGGTAGTCCTGGGTTGAGTGAAGCTATCAATAGAGCCTTAGACCCAGTGCAAGCAAGAACAACAAGTGCATTAGCACAGCGTGGTCGCCTTGGTTCTGGTGCTGCTGCTGATGTTATGACTCGTGCGCTTGGTGATGTTGCGGCTGACATTGCATATCGTGACTATGGTGCTGAACGTGGTAGACAGCAACAAGTGTTAGGTTTTGCCCCACAACTGCAACAGGCTTCATATTACGACATTGGTCAGTTGGGTGCTGTCGGTGGTGCTAGAGAGCAACTTGCACAGCAACAACTTGCTAGTGACATTGCTAGATTCCAGTTTGAGCAACAAGCACCTATGCAAGCTCTTGG